CAACGTTTGGGGTTATTTCGGAGGAGCTTACGGTGTTGTGTGCTTCTGCTTCTGTTGTGCAAAACATTGCAGATTTTGTTGTGGGACGTTTTGGTGAGCCTGAGTATCGGTTTGAAACTTTGCTTATTGATGTGGATGGGTTGGCTTTGGGGCAGGTTGCCGATGTGTTGGCGTTAGAAATTGGTGATGTTGTTGAGGTGAAGTTCACCCCTAATAGTGTGGGTGCGCCGATTGATAGGTTTGCGCAGGTGATTGGTGTGTCGCATGAGGTGGGGCCGATGTCGCATCAGGTGTCGTTGCGTTTGTCGTCGCTAGAGTTTGCGTTCTTTGTGTTGGATGACGTGGTGTTCGGTATACTTGACACTAATCACCTCGGTTTTTGATAGGAGTTTTTTGTGGCTGTTCCGGCAGGGTTTAGGACGTTTGGTGCTGGGGCGGTGCTTACTGCTGAGCAGGTGAACACTTTTTTGATGTCGCAGAGCATTCCGGTGTTTGCGGATGCTACTGCGAGGGATGCTGCTATTACGGCACCTGAGGAGGGGCAGCACGCTTTTTTGAAGGATGTGGATGCGTTGCAATTTTATTCTGGGAGCGCATGGGTGGCTGCTGGTGGTTCGGGTGGCGGCGGTTTTGAAACTAATTTTCTACTTATGGGAGGCTAACAAATGGCAACATCATATAAATCACTTGGTCAGCTTGACCTCACTACGACTTCGCTGACGGACTTATACACCTGTCCTTCCTCGACTGAGACGGTTGTCAGCACGGTTATCATTGCTAACCGGACTGCGAGCGCAACAACTTTCCGCCTGGCTATCCGTGTGGATGGTGACGCGATTTCGAACCAGCATTACATTGCTTATGATGTACCGGTTGCCGCGAACGATTCGACGACTTTGACTTTGGGTATCACGATGTTGGCTACCGATGTGATGACGGTTTCGGCGGGTACTGCTGACCGGCTGTCCGTCAATGCTTTCGGTGCTGAAGTAACAGTCTAGGGGGGTTGTTGTGGCTGTAACAAGTATGGCAAACAGTTCTATAGGGAACTTTGCTAAGTCTAACCGGATGAGCAACATTTTTTCCCCGTTCTCCGCGTTGTATCTAGTCATTGCTGGTGGGGGCGGTGGTGGTGGTTACTTCGGTGGTGGCGGGGGAGCTGGTGGTTATCGCACTAACGCTGGGACTTCAGGGGGGGGCGGTGCGTCTGAAAGCGCTTTGACGGTTGCGGCTGGTGTTTACACGGTGACGGTTGGCGGCCCTGGCGCGGGAGCCGCTACTGGTGTTGGTAGCAGTGGGAATGATTCTGTTTTCTTTAGCGTCACTTCAGCCGGTGGCGGTGGCGGTGGAAGCGACGGAAGTAATGGTGCGACGGGTGGTTCTGGTGGTGGTGGTGGTGGCCGGTTGGGTCGAACCGGCGGTTCAGGTACGGCTAATCAAGGTTTCGCAGGTGGTGGCTCTCTGCCTGGAAACGACAACGGAACAGCTGGCGGTGGCGGCGGCGGTGGCGCTTCAGCGGCTGGTGCAACGGGCACAACGTCGGGGCAGGTAGGCGCAGATGGTGTTGCTTCTTCGATTACAGGTTCAAGCGTGACAAGGGCTGGTGGTGGTGGCGGTACAGGTGTTACGGGCGGTGTTGTTTCCGGTGGCGCTGGTGGTGCTGGTGGTGGTGGTACTGCGCCCTCTAGCGGGGTTGGCGGGGCTGGTACAGTCAATACTGGTGGTGGCGGCGCTGGCGGTGCGGAACTTGCCGGTGGTGCTGGCGGTTCGGGTGTGGTCATTTTCACGCTTCCGGCACAGGCTTTAGCAACCTTTAGCGCAGGTGTTACACAGACTTCTTCCGCTGTTGGTTTGAACCGTGTTTACACTGTGACTGCTACTTCAACAACGAGCGAAACGGTGACTATCTCATGACCTATTTTGCGAAGCTTGACGACAATACCCTGGTCACTTTTGTGACTGCGGGCCGGGAAGAAGATGACGGGCTTGAGGAAGAACTGAACGCTCGCACTGGTGACGTTTATCGGCAGACATACATTGACGGTTCGTTGCGTAAGAATTATGCCGGAATCGGTTTCACTTATGATGCTGACCGTGACGCTTTCATCCCGCCAACCCCTTACCCTTCCTGGGTACTCGACGAGGCTACCTGTTTGTGGGTGGCACCGATAGATTATCCTGCCGATGGTGGGCAATATGCGTGGGACGAAGAAACAACTGATTGGATTGAGGTGCAAGATGAAACTGTCTAACCCTTGGCCTGAGGGTCGAACAATCAACGCGAGAAGTCCTTACGGTTGGAGGCGTCACCCTATTACGGGGAGGCGGGCTTTTCATCACGGGGTGGACGTTTCGGGGGTGTTCCCGGTAACTGTTGCGGGTGATGGTGTTGTGGTGAAGATTGGGTGGAGCCCTACGGGTGGGGGGCATACTGTCCTTATTGACCATGGGCAGATTGTCACGGTCTACTACCATGGGGCGCACCGTACCGGGTTGCGTAAGGGGCAACGGGTTGTGACGGGCGATTTTATTTATACGTCTGGGACTACCGGTGCAAGCACAGGCAACCATCTCCATTTTGAGGTGCGCAAACGTGGCGGACGTTGGGGTGACACGCTCGACCCCGTACCGTTCCTTGACGGCGCTCCCGTCGTCGTGAAGCCTGCACTGCTCAAAGTGGATGGACGTTTGGGGCGCAACACGTGGAAAGCATTTCAGACTGCACTCACTAACGCCGGGTTCCCTCTGGGCCGTATCGACGGCAGGCCGGGAAGAATGACCTACACAGCTATCCAGAGATGGGCTGGGGCGAAACCTGATGGGGTGTTCGGGCCAAACACTCGACGGGCTGTACAGCTTCTACTTGACGTGAAACCCGATGGGGTGTGGGGACGCCTAACCATTAGCGCGTTACAGCGAGCCATCAACGAAGGTAAAATCCGATGAGTGACGAGCAAGAAGCTCTAGCGGTAAGGGTTTCGATGCGCGACATATATTCGGAGGTTCAACGGCAAGGAAAACTGTTAGAGAAAATTGCGAACAGTCTGCCCGACAGTGAGCTAAAGATTGAAGACCATGAGCTGCGGATTCGTAAACTTGAGATGCGGATGTGGCAGGCTATCGGCGCGTTCGGTTTCCTCGCCGCGGTAGTGTCACCGTTGATTGCGGTGCTGACACGATGAGCAACCCTAAGTGGAAGATTAGACGCCGATACATTTTCGCGGCGTTCGCCCTCGGTGTCGCCCTTGTTGTGTCATCGATTGTTGCGGTGTGGCAAGACCGGCTCGGGGCAGGCGACCTGATTACGGGTGGGGTTGCTCTGATAAGTTTGATTCTCACGTCCTACATTTTTGGGGCGGCATATGACGATAAGAGAGTGGAGAACACGGATGGATAAGTTGAAGGCGTACTGGAATTTTTCGGCTGAGCGTGCAGTGAAAACTGTGGCGCAGGTTGCCATCGCAACTATTGGTGTGGGTGCTGTGGGAATCCTTGATGTCGAGTGGGGGCAGGTTGCTTCGGTCGCTGCGCTTGCCGGTGTCATGTCCCTGTTGACTTCAGTGCTGACTTACGACAAGGCCGCAAAGTGACGGGGACGGAGCAGGTTGGCGGTTATTCTGTCCCTGTCGATCCTGCCGATTTGTTAGATTGCGAGTCTTGCCAGTAGAGTAATCCTGTTCATAAGAGATCCTTCCTTGGGTGGAAGGGAACACCCTCCGAGTTGTACCGGGGGGTGTTTCTTATTCTGCGAGCCAGGCGTACACTGTAGCCCTTGTCACGCCAAGCTTTTTCGCTAACCGTTTGATGTTATCGCCTTGGGTGTGTTCGGCTCTTACGCGGGCTCTGAGGGCTTGTGTGACACGTTCTAGGCGTTCGAGTTGCCAGACACGTATGTCTGCAAGTTTTTCGATGCTGAGGTTGTCGTATTCGTAGGAGTCCATGGATACCATCGTACACTCGCTCGGTGTTCGGCGGGGATAAGGGTGGCCGGTAACTGTTATCAACCTGTGACCGTAGCTTCCTTGATGAAATTTCCGTCAACCTTTACAGTGAAGGCAACGAAAGGACTGTACAATGGTAGACATGGGCTATTACAAAAACATTGAGGTCGAGGCGCAACAACTCTATGATGATGAGTTGCGTGAAATTGTGGAGTGGGATATGGCGCACCGTCGCATCATGTCGCCTGTGGATCGTATGCGGATTATTTCGGATGAGAAACTGTTTGCTCGGGCGGTTGTTGCGTGGCGGGGTGTGCCTGCTCCGATGAAAGCTGCGAACCATGTTGCTTTGCAAACTTTACGGCGTGACATTCGACGTCGTGAGAAGCAGTCGATGCTCGGGTGGGTGCTAATTGTTGTGGCGCTTGCTGTCGGTTTGGCTGTCCTGGTGGTGAACCTGTGACCGGCTGGGTGCTAGTTGTGGTGGGGGCGTTGTGTATGTTTGCGCCTGGGTTTGTTGACCCGTTCGCACCGATCAATGGGTTGAGTTTGGTGGGGTTGTTGTTGGTTGTGTGGGGTACGGTGAATATAAATCGAAGGGGGACACAATGAGTGAACGCTTAGAAATAAATATCGAACGGTTGAGGGATGCGTGGATTACTTACCGGGAGGTTGCGTGGAGTTGGTTTGACGTGAACGA